GTCAATATTAGCAAGACCATCAAGTGCAAAGACTAGGTTTAGAAATTGTGATTCCGCGCCAATTGAATAAAAAGATTGCCTACATGCCCTAACTACGGAGCTAACTAATTTTGAAAGTTCATTTTCAACGACTCCATCGTAGATAGAAGATAAATATTGCAACCCAGGGTAATACAAGCTGTCAACCTGAGGGCCTAGCCAATTATTACTCACGGCAAGGGGTCTTGATATTCCACTTATCTTAATTGGTTTAAGATGAGTCATCTCACGAGGAATGATTTCTACATCATAAAATCCGTCAGAGCGTTGACCTGCAGGATTAGGGGTATATTCCATACGTGTAAATGAGCTGTGAGAAAATCTGACTAAATCAAGCGCATATTCAGCTATAGACAAACACATGTTTATAACATGGCTGTTATGATCAATGCTTGAATTAAGTTTTAATAAATCAATATATGGTAGGTCACAGTTAAACTGTATATACGAACCATCTTGCTCTGATAATCGCTTATGTGACTCTTCATCAAATTGTCTTCCGCAATAAAAAATATACTTTCCGATCTCGATGGTTTCCTGAATGAAAATCTTCTCAATCGGCACAATAACTATGCACTCCATATTTTTGTTTTTACCCTCTAATTCAGCTAATTCTAGGTTAGAGCTTCTTGATTTAGCTAACTCTATTTCTACCCACTCAAAGCATATTGAGAAGTCTTCTAGAGTTTCGATACTGCTTTTTTGATAACTATCCTTGGTGTATTTAAATGTAATGCCATCTCCTTCAGGATAGGCACTGGCCCAATATCCCATATCTCTTAACTTTTTTAGAGATGTTGAGATATCGTCGACTTTATTAATAAAATCCTCTTTTCGCCATAAAACATTGCCAGTGTAGTTTTCGTACGGTGGTATTAAACGAGCTTTCATATAACTTCCTTATTATCCAAGAGGATGTGACTGAAATTTTTATCAGACTTATCTACAATAATATAAATTGACATGAAAAATCTACTCAACAATTAACCGTTATGATTTGCTTGCGACGACTAAAACATGCCGATGGGTCGCATCCGCTCCTGGCACAGAGCTGCCGTCAGCTTAGATTAAGCTCTATGCTGTAACCCTGCCAGATCAGGTCTGAGCTAATACAGCTTATGCTATGCGGTGCCACAACATCTGTAGCTTGTGGCGTTCAATGACGCTGATCGCCTGTCCCTGTCCGAGTGCTTCTGTCTGTGCCCAAACGGTATGAACGTGCGCCGGTACGGTGGCCTCGTGGATATGGTCTTCAGCCTCGCTTGTGTAGTTGCGTTTTCTGTGGCTGTCGTTGTCGGAGCCAACTATATAATCGTCGTCCCACGCCTCGCCGGGCGCGGACATTCCTCCCTGATGCCAGTGCCTACCAGCTGACGTTGTTTGCAGCGTTTGCGCCCCTTGCTCGCTTGTGCTTCCCGACACATTCAGCACTGACTGCGGCAGGTTGGCTCGCGCAATGGTCACGGTGTCGCTGCCACCCTGGGTGCCTACGTCGGAACCATCTGCTTTTGCCGATCTGATTGTTAGGTGTTCACCGGCATATTCCCACGTTGACCACGGCCAACGTTCATTAGGATTTAAGTTCTGGTTGAACAAACGAGAAGTTCCCACAGGATTATCCAGTTCCCATGCCTGGCGGATTGCGGTCGCAATGGCAGCTTTGATGGCTGCCGGCGTTGCGGCTAGTTCTTCGCTGTCGCTGTCCGTGGCGCTGCTCAATTGAGCAAATCCTTTGGCTTCTAACGTGGCGTCTGGGTGGTTACGCGATTGCTCATGGTCTGACAATTGATCATCGGTGTAGTCTTTGACCTTTTCTTCCAGAGTATTGACGTCTTCGACCGTTGCCAAAACAACAGACGGATCAGCAATCAGTTCCACCGCCGCCGTGCTGCTAACTTTCAACTGCATCCTGATGATTTGGAAGCGGCCGGAACCTTCTGCCACCAATGGCTTATAGGTTTCCGGCATGTTGCCAACGGCAATGCATTCGCCATCCTCGGCATATAGCGCCAACTCGCGAAGCCAGAAGCCGCCAATTTGTGGCGGCATAATCATTTCAGCCTCAATGACGCTGGCGTCACTGTCAGCGATCACCAACTTATTCAGTGCGCCGCGGTACTGCTCTTTGATCAGACTGGCGCTTCCAGCGTTTGGCATCGACAAAAGGCCGCCACCATCGCCAACGGCCATTTCTGCGATGGCTAACGGCTGGCCGGTGGCTGCGGCATTCGCTATGCGTTCCGCTCCAGCGGCAGTGATCAGCGTGAGAAACTTTTTATCGGCCATATCCCCACCTGTTAATTAACGAATTCGCCACGCAGGCTCATGATCGTCTTGATTTTGTCGCGTTTATCTTTCTGCTCTTCGGCAGTCAATACGCGATCATACGCAGCGAAGCATCCCCACGTGCCAGGCAACCCCATATTTTGCTCGGGGCTGGTAGCACCATTAAGAATTAACGGGCGAGCTGACTTGGATCGCTTGGCAATCGGTGTTGCCCTGCGCTCACCACCGGAGCGTGTTATAGAAGCCTCAGTGTTTGAGACTGTGACAGTGAATCGCGTCCAACCACCTACCGCGCCGCCGTGCTCCACTGATGTCACAGAAATTGTTCCTGCCTGCCCGTTGTTAACATCTCCAGTGGCAACCTGCAAAATCAGCGCACCATTCGGTTCAATGCGCAATTGAATACCTGAAAATGGTGCTACACCAGGATAAAAGTTAGAGAAAATGCGGCCTGAGACTGCTGGCAGATTCATATTGATGCATATAGCAAACGTCATTTCGTCAGTTTCGATAATGCCCGTATCAGCGCCATGCGCCGAGTCAGCAACAGCGATCATTCCGCGCTTGGTAAAATCGTTCTCTGTCACTAGGTCGCGGGCATTTCCGCTGGAATCGTATTTATCTTGCATACCATATGTGGCGAGGCTGGCATCGTCATTCAGCAGCATTTCCGGCTCAGCTAATTCCAAATCACTGGCATTAACGACGCCATCACAAATAATAATCATACTGCCTCCTGTTTTAATAAACCCACTTGACCAACACCGATGGTTGCCGCATTGGCCGCGATAATGACCTTAATTTCAGTTACACCAACAGGAACAATGACGTCGTAGCTGAATGTCATAAATCCGCCGGTTGAGTGATTCCACGTCCTGATCCCGGCCAGATTCGTTTTAAATTCGTCGTTGGCTTCGAGATAACAGGCCGTTGAGTTTTTATCTGTAACGTCTGTTTTTACTCTGAAACTGAATGTACGTTTTTCGCCTGGCGTAACGATCACGGTTTGCGATACACGCGCAATTGTTGTTCCCACGCCGGTTACTGTGAGAACGTTACCGACGACAGCGGGGTCTGTCGAAACAGCGACGCTACCGGCTTCCACTGTCCAGCCTGCTGGCACACTCGCGGCGACGTCCAGAAACAGCGGGTTAACAATGGCATTTGGCCCGCCGGCGGTTGCAGGGTTGGCAATCGCGAGCTGTGGATATACCGGCATTGTGTATGGCTCCACTGCCTCAGCTAGCGTTTTACCCATGTGAAATGATCCTAGTGAGACAGGGTGTGATGGGTCTGGCTGCCCATTCGGCAGTACACCGTTATAGCCCGGTTTCCATCCATCAGTTACAGGGTCAACTGTCGCGGCACGCATATTAACGAACGGAAACCCCTGCTCAATTGAGAATGCATGTAGAAACGCATTAAGCGCATTTTCACGACTCTTCAATTCTGGGTCTGCGTTATTTTGAGCAGCCATTGAACATACAATAGGGATAATCCCGTTTTTTCTGAATTCGGTCAGGATGTATTTGATGTTATTTTTTATTTCAGCGATTGAGAATTTAAAGCTGCCGTCGCTATTTTTTTGAATAACGTCATTACGGCTACCGAGGTATGTGATAAACCGAGGCTTTGCCGCTATCGCAGGTTTTAAATGATCTCGGATCATGTCGGCATTTGTATAGCCACCTGTCGCCCATTGGCCGACATATTTAATCCGACCATTACTAAACAGCGATGCCCATACCTGCCACGAACGCGCGTTATACGTCCATCCGCGCGGCTTACCGTTTTCGGCTGGATTGCGTCCATTGTCAGTCAGGGAATCACCGAAGCCGCCCAGGGTGTTCTGCAACAGCCCGATATGGGTTTCAAGTGGAATGCCGCGATATTCCAGCGTAGCGGCTCCATCATCACGCACCGCAAGCAGGCGTTTCCCTCCCGTAACCAGATTAAACAGGTAACCCGGACGGGGGCGGCGCAATGCCGATGGGCCGATAATCAGTTCTCGCAGAATATTCATGTAATCGGAGAAGGTTTTACCAGGCATCTCCTTTTCACTGTTCTCATTTATCGAGAACATGCTCGCACCCTGACGACTGATAAAATCTACCGGCTTTCTTGATCGGGGCAGCGTCAACAGTCCGCGCGTGCGCTTGTCAGTCGCTGATGCCAGCAACTCTACAGCCTCAACGAATGCTGCCGTGACAATTTTCTTTCCCGTCGGCGTGACAACCCCGTCTACGTTCTCGTATTGCTCTACCCAATAGTTAGTAATGGGGGAGTTGATCGTAAACAACCGGCGGGTTTCGATGCCGTCAGTGACGGCGCGCTGCGCCTCTTCAGGGCTATCGTATATTTTCGCATCACTCATCACTGACGTGTTTAATTTATCCACGTCATTTTTTAATGCCGCGGTGCGGTTTGCCAACTGCCTTGTCGGAATGTTCGCAATACCATCACGGCCGCCGGACACTTCATCTCCGCGCTTGATCTGATATATCGAATCTTCCCACTTTGCCTCTTCTCTTAATTCAGCCATGTTATTTCCCGGAGTAGTGATAGCTGCCGCCAAAGCGCGGAATGCCGTTGTATTTAATGCTGTCGTCTGGTTCATAGTTGGCCGGGTAAACAGTCACGATATCGCCGTCGTAGATGCTGACTGCGGAGTACACCAGGCCGTTTGTTCTGGTGCTCAAGCTCAGTTGCCAGATATGGCGGCTTACTGGTTTTGCGTCGCCAATTAGCCGCTCCAACTCGTTTACAATTTCTTCCGTGATCCCGATGTCCATCACGTCAATCGTTAAACGAAACGTGCCTGCAGGGTCGGCAACCTCCCACCATTCCTCGATCGTCATGGTGTAACCCATGTTTTCGATCACGCGATTAATGGCCGCGACCGTCCCTTTCCGGCGGTGAATGTAAAAGGCATCTTTAACGGCCTTGCGCTTCTCTGCCGGCCTCCACTTTTCATCCCATCGATCGACCGAGAAAGCCCAGGCCAAGTACGGTAGAAACACAATCGGGCATTTGTCCGGGTTCCACAGGTTGCGTAGAGGCACATTCAGATCGCTAACCGCAGCGCATGATTCCGCCGCTCGACGCTCAAGCGCAGAGGAGCCTGGCGGCAGCAGGCTATTCATCCGATCCACCAATTACAACACGGGCATCTGTGCAGTTGGCGGCCTGCGTTTTGTCCAGCACAACATCAGCAAGTGGGCTGCGCAGCTCTACACGTTGCACGCCCTGGGTGTGCAGTGCGGCGTAAATTGCAGTTAGGCGAATATCACGACCAAGGCGCCGCTGCTCGTTGATATAGGCATTCAGGCGCTTTTGCGCGTCGGCAAGAATTGGTTCTTGCGCTGGCCCCGGATAGACATAAAGCACGGCGTCAATCCCATAGTTGATGATGCTGGCAGATTGAACCGTGAGGCGATCAGCTACGGGCCGCACTGCCTGATCGTTAAGTGCAGCGTCAACTTTCGCCAGCAATTCGGGGGAGGCCGTTCCATCCCCGTCGCGGGAAAGAATCGTGACAGTGACCAGCGCCGGCGCCGGGCTGATCGCCGATGCATCTGCAACTTTTCCATCTGCGCTTAGTGCGTGGAACTCATAGGCGCCGGTTGGTCCGGCGACGCTCATTCCCTCGAATGCCGCCGGGATGCGCTGGCGAAAATCTGCATCAGACTCCATCACAGCCTCAACTGGCGGGATGGCTTCGCTGTCTTCAGGGATAATTGTCAGGCGCGGCGTGTTGTTGTTGGCGCCAAGCTGGTCGAGGTCGCCACCGATGGCATACGCCACCATCACGGCTTGTGCAGCCTCGTTGATGCGTTGGCGTAACAGCATTTCCCGATAGGCATTCTCCTGCAGCAGCATCACGATCGGCTCAGATTCCAGCTCCAGAGTGCGTGCTATGGCCTCGCGCTGCTCTTCAGGATAGAGCTCAAGCAGGCGCGCCTTTCTTTCCTCAAGCAGGCTTTCAAAGCTCAGGGTTTCCACTACCTGGGGCGGCGGCAGTTGTGAAAGGTCGATCACGCTCATGATGCGCTCCCGTACGGAATTGAAATGTTGATGCTCGCCGTGGTGTCGTTCCTGCTGCCGGATACATCCACAATCATTTGGCCGTCAATCTGCGTGGTCACAGTGACGGCCGTCAGTGACACGCGCGGTTCCCAGCGATTGATAGCGCTGTATGCTGCGGCCATCAGCTGCAATCGGGTTGTGTCGTTTTGAGGCTGGTCGATCAGCTCGGACATCAGCGAGCCGAACGGGCGCCGGGTGATCCTGCTGCCGATTGGAGTCAGCAAAATTTTGCTGATTGATTGACGAATGTGATCGATATCTTCGACGGCGCGGCCGCTACTGGTGTTCATGCCCTGGTACATCATTTCACCGGCCCTCCCGATATTCCGCCGCCTGTCTCTACGCCATCGTGCACATGCTCATCAACGATGACGCCATTGGATGTGAAGTGGCCGCCGCTGTGTGTGATGTCGCCTGTCATCGTCCCGCCATCAGTGACTGATAGTTGAGCCGTTTCCAGCAACTGAGTGCATGTGACTTTTGGTGTTTCCAACCTGATCCCTGTCGCCGCCTTAAACAGCGCTGTTTTCACACCCTCCACGGTCAGGGCGCCAGCTTCGGGGTCATAGCTGAACCTTGCACCGTCGGGGAACTCCGCAACCCAGGCACTCTCCAAATCCGAGGGGGCTGAGTGAGCGTCCGAAAAAATGGCCGGCAGAACAAAGGCTGTTGTCAGCTCGCCGGCCATACTCAAAATCAGCACCTGCTCCCCGACAGATGGCGCCCACCATGTGCGCGCACTGCCTGCGCGCATGGTCAGCCATTTGAGCGGCGTGGTTTCAAGCGCGCCGGTTTGCACACGGCATAGGCCGTTCTCTGTATCGACCTCGGAAATGGTTCCGATTCGGATCAGATTTGTGAGCAGGCGTAGGAGTTCAGAAAGTTGTGTATTCATTGGCACAGCTTGCCACCTAACTTTTTGATTAGGCACATCGATGACTTGTATGAGCCATGATACAATTTTCGTTTTTAAAGTGATGAAAGGGGAGCCTGTGGAATCTGAGCAAGTTATTGACGCGTTAAAAAAGTTTAACGACAGACTGGAGAATGAGGTGGCTCCAGCCTATGACGATAAAGGTGCAGAATTCGGAGATCAGCGTTATGCAGCATTCAAACGTTCTTTTTCAAGGTTTATAATGGAGGAAATACCTTCTGAAATATCAAACTGTAATAATGCATTGACACAGCGAATTTACAAAGTACGCATGAGGTATGTGCCGGAGAGTCAATATTTTTGGAGTTGCAATGGAGAGAGAGTTGCCTCCTACATTGATTCTTTGATAATTGATATTGAGAATGGTGAGTTTGAGCTAAGAGCTGAACCTGCAGAGCATGAAGAATTGGAAAGCAAACCAGTTGAATCTAAACCATATGATAAAGTATTTATAGTTCATGGGCATAATGAAGAGGTCAAGCTTAGGACCGCTAGGTTTGTTGAGAAACTAGGATTTACAGCTGTCATTCTTCACGAACAAGCAAGTCGCGGTAAAACTATAATTGAAAAGATAGAACATTATACAGATGTTAACTTTGCTATTGTTCTTTATACTCCTGATGATCTTGGAAATACAATTGAACAAGCTAAGGCTGGGGAGTTGAACTCTAGAGCAAGGCAAAATGTCATTTTTGAACATGGGTACTTAATGGCTAAAATTGGCAGGGAAAATGTTGTGGCGCTTGTTAGTGATAGATTAGAGTTACCTAATGATATTAGTGGTGTTGTCTATGTTTCTGATGCAAGTTGGGAGATGGATATTGCAAAAGAAATGAAGTCAACAGGATATGATGTGGACTTTAATAAATTATTCTAAGCTTCAGGCCGTTTTTATATTAGGCGGCCTTAATTACTAAGATGATTTATCAAAATATCACCGACGGCAGTGATGGCTGGATCATTCAGTCCAAATAATTGGCGGGCGTCGTATTTCACGGTTGGACCGCGCTTACTTACTTTGTCACGCAGACCGTAATGGTGCACGCGCGCAATGCGCATAACGTTGCCGGCAAAGTAAACGGCGGCTTCGTCTGCCGTAGTTGCTGTTTTCATAAAGCGAGTGGTCTGCAGCTTGCTAAACATTTTCCTGCGTATCCGCCCCTTTTTGCTGCGGCCTTGCGGTTTTCGCTCGGTGTAGGGGGTTCCGTCCGGGTTGCGCTGCTGGCTGATCTGCAGTCGCTGGCGCCGGCGCAATTCATTAGCCCACTGGCGAGTTAACTTTTTCCTCGCCGCTGGGGTTAGCTGTGAGGCGAGGGCGGCCAGCCAGTCTTCAATCTGAATAAAATCACTCATTGGGCGCCCACTGATCGGCGTAAGGTGGTTCCGGTTCAGGGACTGCCTCTACAACCATTTGGCCCCCTGCCTCTTTCACGATCACGCGCTCCGTTAGCCGCAGGTTTATGCTGATGTCGCAGGTGGTGTTATTCAGAATATCCACCTCAAACGTGAAGCCCTTATCTCTGCGGTCTGGGTTAGCCATGATGTCCGGCTGGTTGCGGCGAAGCCAATATAAAATCACTGCGTTCAGTAAATTTTGGTCTGCTGAAAAGTCAGTTATCACCAGGTTGAGGGAGTACTGGTATTCGAATGAAATGGTTGGCGCCAGGCTGGAAACCACGGCTCCCTCATCAACAAAGATGTGCAGTTTGTCTGGGTTTTTCCCCAGATATTCGATCCCGTCAGAGAGGGCCTTTCTCAGTGATTCCGGCTTGTTCATCGCTCTTTTCCTGGCATTGGATAATGGTATCGACCTGATCGGCACACATCGCCCAGGCCGCCTCTACTCGGTTTTTTTGCTGCTCTAGATCCCCGTTGGTGAGCGGGTTACTGGCCGGCAGTTGGCAGGCGATCAGCCTCGGACAGCCAGGCGCGATAAGCTGCACCTCCGGTGATTGCCGGGCGGGCGTGCAGGCGCACAACATCAGGAGGCAAGCGGCCATCAGCCCAGGCTTTAAGCTCTGTATTTTCACGGTACAACCCCGCAATCAGATTTTCACGTTGTGACAGAAGGGCGGCTGTGTTGGTCATCTGCTGACGCAACTCGGCCTGCGCCCGGTTGTTGCTACTGGCGATCAAGCCCAGGGTTATCAGCTCGGCATTTTTTGTTGATAGCTGCGCCGCCATCCCTTCGATGGTTTTTCCCTGCGCCTTGATAGTTACTTGCTGATCGCTGACGGTTTTTTCATAGGTGCTCAATCGCCAAGTTTTCCACCCCAACGCCACGGCAAGAGCCAGGACGCTGGCGGCAACGAACAACCAGGTGCGCGGAATGACGCCGGTCATGCCAGCGCCCCGCCATAGCTGACGTATTTTTTCAGAAGGGTTTCAAGTTTGTGCTCGGGCTGGCCATATCCGGCACCCGGCAGGCTCGCCCAGATATTGCGGCACTTTTTCAACGCCAACTCTATCCGTCCGGCGTTGATGTCAGCCAGGGCGCCGCGCTCGCGGATTAGTTGGATGGCCCATTTATCTTGTGATACCGGCCCAAAGTCTGGCAGCTTCAGCGCGGCACGGTAATGGTCCCAGTCCTTGATCAAAAACTGGTAGCCGCCTGATGCTGTGCTGCGCTGCCCGCGACTGTTAAACACCTTGCCGGGACGGCCGCCAGCGAACGGGTGATCTCGGTAGCTGGGAAAGGTTTCTGCCTTGCCGTCGATGCCGGTCACGATCACGTTGTAGCCGTCGTCCGACCTGGCCAAAAGCGTGGCGCCAATTTCACTGAATCGTAGCGTGTCCAGATAGGCGTTAATGTTAGGAGTGGTGACGATGCGGGCCATTTTTCCCCCTGGTTTTTTGCTTGGCTGGCACCCGTTCTTTTGCCGCGGGCGGTGACGGGATGATCGCCATGATGTTCCCGCGGGAACGAGTAACTGCCATCAGGATCATGAAACTGAAAAGGGCGGTCAGCGCCCCCGACTGCGGAAAGCGGCCGAACGCGGAAAAAATTGGCACGGCGGCGCAAATCATGATCACGACGTAGGCGACGCCGCTGGCCCACGGCTTATGTTTTGCTCCCCGGCGCTGGAAAGCCAGCAGGCGGCCGGCAATGAGCAAGCAAATGATCGACGTTATCCAGTGCATAGTTATTTCCCTCTGAATATGCGGAAAATCGGGCTATCTCCGTCCAGCTTCTGCAATGCGACCAACAAGATTTTGATGGCCACGCCTGCAGCAACGAACGCACCGGCGCCCAGCTTCACCTCAACATCCAGCCCGGTGGCTCTTTTCAGTAGTGCGGCCGCCATTGGAGCGAACAAGCAGCCGGCAATAAAGCTACTGATCCACAGCGCCCCACGGCGCCTCAGTGTCAGCTCCTGCGATGCCAGCACAAACAATGAGGCGCCACCAAAGGCGCCGAGGACAATTGGCGCGGCGTCGCCGGACAAGACGGAGAGAAGCGTGATCCCGCCAAACGCGAATAAAGTGGTGCCGCTTGTTACTGGTTCGCCCATGACATCAATCCCAAAGTTGAATAATTTGCTGTGTGGGTGTCGGCGCAATATCCGGCATTTCTACCGGCGTGCCGTGCGGAATAAATGGCCCGATTTCTGCCAGGCCTGGATTGGCCAATAAGACGACTTCGGATAGCCCCGCGGTGCGGCCATAGTGGCGCCAGCACAGCTCATCAACGGTGTCGTTTTGGTGGGCTATCACTTTCATCAGATCAGCTCTACAGTCATGTGTTTTTCGCCCTGGATTAGCCGCATGGCCCAGCGAGCATCCCGCCATAGCTCATCAATGGATTCGTCCATTCCGTCGGCTCGCTTCCCGCCAGCCCCGGTGGCATCAAAATCGCGATACCGTTCGTTTAAATTGGCCTTTGTGATGCAGTACACCGCGCGGCTGTAGTGCTGAAGCAAAACGCTTTCGTCGTCCAACTTTTCAGCCGGCACATTTTCCAGAGCGGTAAAACCGGCGGCCTGCTGCGCCTGTCGCCACAAGGTCAATTCGCCATTCACTTCCGCAATGGCATTCAGCGCCGCATGGCGCAGGCGTTGCGGGGTGATTGTTCCATCGGTCCTGATAGATTCCTGCAAATCGGACAGATCAACATCTGGCCAAAATTGCGTGTTTTTGATTACCTGCTTTTCCTCGCCGGGCTGGCCTGGTGCCACAAATTTCATGATCAAGGCTCTCAATGGGTGGGCGGTGGACGGGCGTATTGATACGGTATAAGACCTGTCGCAACGCCCGTGCCGCCCCGCGCGTGGGCACGTTCGGTTTAGCCGTTCTCGGCCTTCTTCAACTCGCGTTCGAGTCGTTCAATGTCTTTTTTCACACCAACCCGCTCATGCAACTGAAAGGCGCGGTTTAACTGATTGAGCGCTAACTCGGGCTGTTCGTTATCGCGCAACCCGTAGCCCATGACTTTGTGCAGCTTGGCGCGCACTTCGTCCGGCATATCGTGGTCTTCGATCAGGCTCATGAGGCGCGTCAGGATGGACAGATTTACCGGTTGTTTGGCGTCGTAGGCTTTCAGGGCGCTGTCCGCGATCTCTTCGGCTACTGCGCAGGCGGTTTGGCGTGCATACCGGCTTGGCATGACCAGGCCATACTTGAGCGCGTACTCCGCGATGTCGATGGCGCCGTTGTAGTCGCCGGCGTCGATGCGCCAGACCATCACATGCATGATTACGTCATCTTGCGCTCCCATGCCGGTCTGCAGCACTCCTGCCACCCACGGGGAGTAATGGGGGAGAACTTCTCGCTTAACTTCGGCTTTTTTCTCCTGAGATTGCACCCGCTTCAGTCGACGGCTGTCTTCTTCAATTTTCAGGAGCATCATTTCATAACCATTGGCATGGCGGCTTAGAGCGCCGCCCTGGCGGGCGGCCTCTTTTGCTTGCACATAGACCATGTGGCGCTGTGCTGGGCTCAGGGCCATCAGTTAGCCCCTTATTCGCCCGCCGGTGTTTCCGGCGCTGGCGCCGCAAACTTGCCGAGTTTGATGTTTTCGATCAGGCAACCACAGCCGTAATCTTCAACAACATAGGCCTCGTTGACCGATTCGAAGTTTTCGATGCGGTCGCGTTTCGGGTTGTCGATAATCAGACGGCGGCGGGTGTCTTCTTGCCAATAGATGGACAGGTTATCCAAGCGAGTGATCAGCATGGCATTGGCCGGGAAGAAGGGCGCGCGGACAGCCTGCAGGCCGCCCATGCGTTTCTGGCTGATAATCAGATCAGCGGCCAGCGCTTCGGTGTTTGGCTGCGACTGGTTCACCAACGGGAAGTATTTGTCCGCCAGAAGGCCACGGCCGCAAATCACCACCAGATCGGTATCATCCTGGAACCACGGATCGATCAGGTTGTTTACCGCATCCATCACCACGGCATCCAGGTTGGCGAAGTCGCCGTTCTCACCCACACGGATCACAGGCGAAACCACGGCGCCTTCGTCATCCACGATTTTATCCATCACGCGTGTCGGTGCGTCGGTGCGGTATTTCTGCAGAAAGCCAATGTTAACGTCCTGCAGCAACGGGTTGGCGGCACGGTTTGACGTCTTTTCACGCTTCACGCCGTTAAAGCCAATCATGATGCGGTCCAGTGCCTGGCGTAACACGATGGCGTCACGGATGCGTTTCTGGAAATCCTGGAACTTGGCCCACAGGTCCAATTTCCCGTAGGTGATCGAAGTGTCGAAGTTGGTTTGTTCGCACTTGTATTCGATGGAGTCCAGGCCGCTTGGATCTGTGGTTTCACGCTCTTTGGTTGAGGTGTCAGTGGTGCTGGCAATCGTTGTGCCGACACCCAGCCCCAAACGTTGGCCAGATTGCTCTGTCACCTGGACAATATTGATCATCTGCAGGAATGCGGCGCTTTCCTGGATTTTGTTTTCCAGCTTTTGAGCAATAGAAGGCTCTACCGCAAATTTAGTGCTGAATTCGACGGCTACACCGTTCAACTCACCCAGGGTGGTCAGGTAGGCGTTAAATTTAAATCGCGTTTCATTGCGCATAATCGGTAACTCTCCGTAATCAGTTTTTTATGCCCTATGGGGGATGCCGTGGCCCTGCGTTTAGCAGTCGGTTTTTTCGCCGTTGCTTTCACCGCCGCCGCCAGGTGTTATCGGGCGAAACTTCGGATTGCGGTCCTGCTTGCTCAGGTTGGTCTGCAGGTCGTTAAGTTGCTTGCTCAGTGCGGTGATCTGGGTTTCCAACGCAGGCACTTTTTCAGCAGTGGTGTTGAGCTTGGCGACGCTATCGCCGAGGCTCTGCACTTCACCAGCGACCAGCTCCACAGCCTGATTCACGTCAGAAAAGCGGGCATCGTCATTGGCGCTACGCTTGGCGAACATCGCTGTGATACGGGACAACAGGCCGGGCTTTTGGTCTTCCTGCTCCACAAATTCGATCAGGGCTTCTTCTGCTGCAGTGAAGAGGTTGTCTTTATGCTGCTTGCGGTTAGCCAGTGGGTTTGCGGATGCGGACGCACTGAAGGCGAGGTATTCGGTCCCCAGGCTTGCCGGGTCGTCGGTCACGGCCAGGCCGATCAGGTAGGCTTCGCCTGTATCGGCAAATTTCGGGTTTACCTCGATCGAGGTGTAAACCTTCTGCGCCTGCTTAACCATTTCGACCAGGTCCGCGGTTGGTGCGATGTCGCCATACAACGCCATTTTCCCCGCCAGCGGACCTTCGGTAATTTCCTCTGCGGTCAGGCCGGTTACATCGCCGAAGCGACGGAAGGAGCTATCGGGGTGATATCCCTTGATGTGTTCCAGATTCACCCGCGCGCCATAAACGGATGGGTTGTAGTTCTTGGCCATCTGCGTCAGCCATTCGCGGCTAATGTTGCGGCCGTCGGTTGTCGCACCCTCAACGGCAATACGAAAACGCTTTGATTTAAGTGTCATTAGTCTGTTCCGGTCAGTGTCGGTAATCGGTCAGGCTTATGGTTGCGGCGAATAGGGAGGGGAGACAACGAAAGGGCATTGTGTGGTGTTTGACACAATGGCCGGGAAGGGATGGCGGCGCGGCCGGTCGGTAGTCTGGCTCCATGACAACGACGACGCTCAACACCGATCTCGATCCCCGCAGACAGGCGATGTTCCTGTACTTTCAGGGGTTACGTATATCCCGCATTGCTGAAATGCTGGGAGAGAAGGCCGCAACAGTACACAGCTGGAAGAAGCGCGACAAGTGGGGGAGCATTGGCCCGCTTGAGCAAATGCAACTTACCACAACAGCGCGCTATTGCCAGTTGGTGATGAAGGAGCACAAAGAAGGGAAAGACTTCAAGGAAATTGACCTGATCGCTAGGCAAGGTGAGCGACTTGCCCGGATTGGGAAATTCAACAGCGGCGGCAACGAGGCCGACTTAAACCCGAACGTGGCCAACCGCAACAGCGGCCCGCGCAAGGCACCTGAGAAGAATGTTTTCAGCGACGAGCAGACGGAAAAGCTTACCGTAATTTTCCATGATTCCCTGTTCAAGTATCAACGAAACTGGTTTGAAGCCGGCGCCAAACACCGCATTCGCAATTTGCTTAAGTCCCGTCAAATAGGCGCGACTTTCTACTTTGCACGCGAAGCCCTGATAGACGCCATCACTACAGGCCGAAACCAAATCTTCCTGTCAGCGAGCAAGGCACAGGCGCACGTTTTCAAGCAGTACATCATCGAGTTTGCCCGCGAGGTGGATGTTGAGCTGAAGGGCGACCCGATGACCCTCGGCAACGGTGCGTGCCTCTATTTCCTCGGTACAAATGCCCGCACCGCGCAGAGTTATCACGGCAACCTGTACCTGGATGAGTATTTTTGGATCCCTCGCTTCCAGGAGCTGCGTAAAGTTGCCTCCGGCATGGCGCTGCATAAGAAATGGCGCCAGACGTACTTTTCAACGCCGTCGAGCCTTACCCATAGCGCCTACCCATTCTGGTCTGGCGCCCTGTACAACAAGGGGCGCGCCAAGGCCGATCGGGTTGATATCGATCTCACCCATACAAACCTGGCGCGCGGCGTTCTCTGCCCTGATGGCCAATATCGCCAAATCATTACTGTTGAAGATGCAGTTAACGGCGGATGCAATCTGTTTGACCTGGGTCAGCTGCGGCTTGAATACGGCCCAGAGGATTATCAGAACCTGCTGATGTGTGAGTTTATCGACGATATGGCGTCGGTGTTCCCACTCACTGAAATGCAGGGGTGCATGGTCGATAGCTGGGAACAGTGGGACGATTTCGAAGCGCTGGCCATCAGGCCTTTCGGGTATCGGCCGGTGTGGATCGGTTATGACCCGGCCAAAGGCTCTGCGTCAGGTGACAGTGCAGGCTGTGTTGTTGTGGCGCCGCCAATGGTGCCGGGCGGGAAATTCCGCATTTTGGAGCGCCACCAGTGGCGCGGCATGGACTTTGCCGCCCAGGCGAAAAGCATCAAGCTTTTGACCGAGTGCTACAACGTTCAGTACATCGGCATCGACTCCACCGGCGTTGGTCACGGCGTTTACCAACTGGTGAAGCAGTTCTTCCCTGCGGTGCGGGAGTTTGTCTATCGCCCGGAGGTGAAAAACGCCTTGGTGCTGAAAGCCAAAGACATCATCACACACCGGCGCCTGGAGTATGACGCCGGACACACCGACATCACCCAATCCTTTATGGCTATCCGCAAGGCGATGACCGCCAGCGGTAGCCGGCCAACGTATGAAGCCAGCCGCAGCGAAGAAGCCAGCCATGCCGATCTGGCGTGGGCAACTATGCATGCGCTGTTCAATGAACCGCTCGAAGGCGTCACGGCGGGCAACAGCAACATTGTGGAGATTTTTTAAATGAGCAAGCGTCATAAAAAACGCGCATTACCGCCAGTTCACGCCCATAAACAAGTTGCCGGAGCGGCAGGGGTCGAAGCATTCACCTTTGGCGATCCCGTCCCGGTGCTCGACCGTCGGGAACTGCTTGATTATGTCGAGTGCGTGCGCATGGATAAATGGTATGAGCCGCCGATCAGTTTCGATGGCTTGGCCAGGACGTTCCGCGCCACGGTGCACCATAGCTCGCCGCTATATGTGAAGCGCAATATCTTGACCAGCACGTTTAAGCCACATCGCCTGCTGAGTCAGCAGGCCTTCAGCCGTTTCGTGCAGGATTATCTGGTGTTCGGCAACGCCTACCTGGAGTTGCGGACCAACCGCCTCGGCGGCCCGATGGAACTTAGACCCTCCCTGGCCAAATATACGCGCCGGGGCGTGGATCTGGATACCTACTGGTTTGTGCAGTATGGAATGGGTGTTGACCCTTACCAATTCGACACCGCTAGCGTGTTTCACCTGCTGGAGCCTGATATCAATCAGGAGATCTACGGCTTGCCAGAATATCTGTCGGCGCTTAACTCGGCATGGCTCAATGAATCGGCCACTCTGTTCCGCCGCAAGTATTACCAGAATGGCAGTCACGCTGGCTTCATCATGTACATGAGCGACGCCGCCGCTAGCCAGACTGATGTGGATAATATCCGCAACGCTATGAAAGGTGCGCGCGGACCTGGCAACTTCCGCAACCTGTTCATGTACTCGCCGAACGGTAAAAAGGATGGCATTCAGATCATCCCGTTGAGCGAGGTGGCAGCGAAGGATGAGTTCTGGAATATTAAAAACGTCACTCGTGATGACCAATTGCACGCACACCGCGTGCCGCCGCAACTGATGTGCATCGTGCCGGAGAACGCCGGCGGGTTCGGTAACGTGAAAGAGGCGAGCGAAGTGTTTGTTCGCAATGAGCTGATACCGTTGCAGCGGCGGATGCAGGAGTTAAACGACTGGATAGGGGAGGATGTAGTCGCATTTGAACATTATCACTTAGAAGTGAAATAGGTAGATATGTCTCACCACATAATGCTGTAGTGAGACATAATATTAAAAATGCCCCCTCAACTCTTGAATCCATTGTGGCGTAGGGATTGACTCATGAATTCTTTGAATGTAATTTTTTGCAAACCTAAATTTATTATTATCTTTGTCAAAAAAGTCTGTAATTATTTGTTTCTCAGATCCTTTTAAATCTAGAGGGTCAAAAGATTCTTCATTTTTATCAGGGCGTGGAATCTCTCTCACAAAATTCAGTTCGGGGTATTCATGAGAGAAATCTATTAATGTATCGTAATATATGGACGCATTTAAACCATGCTCTATTTCTGTTTCTGGTGATATAGGATTTGAGTCTATATTTACTAGGGTTACACGGCTTTTTTCCGGTGAATGTACTAATCTTTTACAAAATAATTTAGCATGTCTTTCTACTGGGTAACTGACAAGTTGGGCATCAGTGTCTGATATTAAATATATAACACCTGAAATCTCACTCTCAATATCTTTGTATATGGTAGATAAATAAGTGTAAACTCTTTTCACTTCACTAGCGCCACCAACAGGAATGATCCGCAATTTTTTAGTTTCAACTAAATCTTTTAAATATTCATTAATGTAAATTCTTTCTGAAGTTCCTTCGCATATAATCCAGTTAAATGGAGAATCTCCGGTAGTACTAGATATAATTGATTGGATGAAATCATTTATGCTCTTTATTCTAATGTCGAAAGGTAACTTGCCACGACTTTCTCTTGTCTGTTGTTTGACCTCCTCACGGTAAGACGCAAGGTTTACGAGGTCAGTCTTATGTTCATTGCTCTTTTTTGTTATTACAGTTACTGAACCAGATTCAGTTGTAGGCATGAACCCATACCAATGCGAAGTAAAGAGGACTTGCATGCAGTTTTTACTAATGTCGATTAGAGTATCAAACTGATCAAAACACGCCGACATATGTAATGATGACTCAGGTTCGTCAATTGCGATAATCAGTTCGTCTCCACCCACTCTATGCTTTGTTAAAAGAGAGTGTGCCACATCAATTATTGCTTTCTGTTTTTCACCTGAGCTTAAAAGACTTAATTCCAACCACTGATTATCGTTGTGTTTCCTATGTAACTTCCTTATGTTAAAGAAAGCTTGCTGTATTAATTTATACACATCATTCTTTTTTAAATACTGCTGTCTATCCGTCGGAGTCCTATAAGCATAGCCATCTAATTCTTCCGATATTTCATCCATGAATTCGTTTAGTGATTTGTTTATTTCAGAAACTTTTTCTGTGCCTATTATACGGTCAAGTATTTCCTCTAGTGACTCACCCATTAGAACTTTTGTTTCTCTGCTCTCTAGTTTTGTAAAGTTCTCCGGCGTTATTTCTTTAGGGGTGTATAAGTATTCGATCTTATATTTAAGGTAATACAATGCTTTATATAGGGGGGCTTTGCTGGCATTTTCATTTTGTTCAGAACTAGATGATTTTTGTTCTGAGTGCTTGGATAGTAAATCGTTAAGTAACCGTCCTTCGAATACAGATAATGAAATTTCACCAAATGAATCTATACCTATTGGGATTATAAAACTCTCATCAAGATTGTTTTGTTGTAATAATTTATCTCTGTGCGAAATGAAGTTTGTTAGTAGCTCTTTAGTTTTTTCATTGCTCGCATTCTCCTCTGTTATTGTTCTTGCGAGATTGTCTAATAATTTAACTGACTCTAATATTGAAGCGTGAATAGAGTTCTTCGCCAATATAAAAATTGGCACTATATGCGGGTTTGTTTTATCTTTCCCACCTTTTTTTACAACTGTGTTGAACACCCATGCCCTATCATTGAAAAATGTATCTAATGCTTCTAAAACTGAACTTTTACCTACTCCATTATTGCCAAGTAAACCACAGAAGGCAGACCCTGAGGATAATGGTATATAATTAATGCCTTGATATGTTTTTACATTTCTTAGAAAAATGCCAACAATCATTGCTTTTTCTCTATAAAAGTGTGTGTGGAAGTAGCATACCCTAATTTATCTTATCTTTCGATACTGGCGCGCAATCGTAGCCCCGCCACGCCTGCCCGCTTTTTGTATGGGTTTTCATGCAGGTGCCCGAATAGCAGAAGGGCGCGCCATTACTGGTGCGCCCGGCTGTTTTAGATCCTTTTTTGATCGTGCGGATTCATGCAGCATAGACATGCACAAGCCCTGGCAGGTGAATCACTGGTTCATATTGTATTTATAGTAGGTGTTAAGCCCATAATCACCTTCAACTTGGAGGCGCCAGGAAGGTTGGTAAAACTTTATGTATTCGTTCGCTTGGCTCGGTGACCAATCAAAGCCGACCCCTTGCAACTCCCTCAAAAAATCTGCAACCGTAATGATCCATCTGCCGGTTGGTTCTCTTTTTCTGGCCAGTTCAAAAGCCCAAGCCTCGTTGCCGCGCCGCGCCATAATTTAGCCCTCGTCTGCGTTGTAAAAAATTCCGTCGTAGTCTTTTTCTGGTAGAACCTCGCTGGACAGATCGATGATCATGCCCAAGGCTAGTTTTAAATCAGATGCATGCCGTGGGGCGATAAGGGCAAGCTCTGCAATAAACCGAACGCGCGTCAAAGTTTGTTTTTGTTTTTCAAGTGATTCCATCACTACCTCCAGATGGTACTGTATGCATGTACAGTATTATATTGAGCGCTTTCTGAAACCCCGTCAAGACTCTATGTTAATGAATTTATTTCATTCGCATGCATTTCCATCACTTAGCTACTTTTTAGTCTGTTGTACCAGTGCCAGCACTTTGGTCTGGAGCTGATGTGGGCTACTTAGCATGGGAGGCTATGAGCTCAGGCAAGATAGTTCATAGCTGTTGCTTATTGGTTTTGCTAATGATTAGCCCATATATCAAATTTTTCTGTATGGAATGTCAGAACATTCAACTCCTAAATTGTACTCAAAGTTCATTTCGTCCATCTGAATACGGCGAGAGATCTGGTTGGCAAACATGTTTAGTGAGTCACATGCTAGTTCTTGATTGTCAATAGGGCCTATAGTAATCGACTTAAGTATTTTCGGATCATACTTTATAGGAATATAAGGAATTAATAGCTCACCTTTTACCCTGAATTGGATTCTTGGGTCATCTGCAGAGCAACTTATGACTAATCTAATTTCATCTTCATCATTAAAGGCCTCATGTTTAAAAGAAAGCGCATAAATCTCAATCAAAGACATTAGTTCCAGGCCAATTATCCACTTATTGTTATCGTCCCATTGTTTTATTAATTTGGGTAGAATATTTCCCTCAATAATATGTTCGGCATACTCCTTAGCATCGCCCAGATGATACACATAGTGACAGTCCAATAGGTAAACATCGTCGTGGTCATAGTCCAAAAAAGCCTCATCTAATTCAAGGCTATACATTCCATAACTACGCCATTGACTCAATAGGTTTGGTGTTTTACTATATGAGGAAACAAATATACAACTTCTTTCAAGCACGGAATGGTTTTCTGTGCGTATAAATTCTAAAAACTCCTTTATGTTTTCTTTAAACTCATCTGGATACTCTGCAGAATAATTATCATACTCTTCTAATGCATCACAGAGGACAGAGAATCCTTTTAAGAACTCTTCTTTGTCATTAAGATACCGATAATCAGTTAGCCAAATTTGAGCGTTTTCTGTTATCGATTTTGCAGCATTTAGATCTGTATAGTGGTAAATCATAGCCTTTTTCTTCTTCCCGCCAGCGTTTTGGACTATGTTACCGCATTGACCTGATCGAGTAATCAACTCCAATCTCTGTTATCTGGCAAGTTGCCGATATTTATGTTCGATATCATTTTACCCGGCGTCCATAAAGCCGTCCATCCGCCCCTGCTCGGAAATAGAACGCTCCGATCTTCACCGTTCCGCCAAGCAGTAGGCGGTCAATCTCTTCAATGCCTGGTTTTTGTCTGCCAGCGGCGTTTAACTCCTGTGCTATTTTTTCCCGCTGCTTATTGCCTTCTTTCTCCATCTTTTCCAGCAGTTGATCGCGCTCACCTGATTGCCCGGTAACTTTTTGCCGTAACCGATTGAAACGCTGCATCAGGGCACCCGCCCGTACCGGCGCACGTGCTGTGAAGATATCACCGCGGCTATTGCCGTAGTAGTGATTGCTGGCAATTTTCATCGTCATGCCTTTGGCCAGCAGTTGGCACTCAGAATCACTGATCTGAATGCCGGCAATTTCTTCCACCCGGTCCCGGATTTTCTCCATAGCGCCAGCTGTGCCGGTTGGAACATTCGTGGCCTGCGGTCTGCTTATTCTTGTTTTTGGGTTTTCGTCCCTGACTCTTGCCAGCACTTTCCGCCGTTCCTTGGCAGATAACTCGCCAAAATCGACATCACAGCTGGCGTAGTCGGCTTCGCCTATATCCGGCGGGGCCATACTCCCACCAGGGTCTCCCGTACAGTTATTGACAGAACTCCGAGAGGGCGCAGGCGCGCCCTGAAGGTCAACCCCCAAAACCGGCGCTTTCTTCGGCACAATTTTCCATTGAATTACGCGGGTGATGATTGGCACGTCCTGGCCAACTGGCGGGGAGAAAACACCACGTACGCGGATCACGTCTTCGCCGTATCCGTTGGTTTCCTCCGCGGCCTCGTAATAGGTACGGACAACCAGATCATCGCGCTTAACAAACGGCCCGCCCTGGGCGTTGATATATTCCGCCCAATTGCCGACGTCGGCGGCGTCGTGGACAGCGGCAAACTCTACGCTAAGGCCAATCGCGGCCTCATGGTCGGCCATCCGGCGCAACTCGCGGTATACGGTTACCGGAGCGCCGCCAATGAATTGAAACTGACGAACACGCCAGCGCGCGGCCCAGGCGGACACGGCGGCGGCGGTTTCCTTGAGCGGCTTCCCGCTTTCGTCGTCCAGTTCTCCATCCAACTGATAGCCGTCGATGTTTTTGCTGATGTACTTCGCAACGTAGCCGGTAGCGCTGCCCTGGTCAGGATCGATCTCTTCAACATGGAAGCGTGCCTTGCGGGCCTTGGCAGAACTCAATTCCCGTGCATCTTCCTGCGTTGCGTAATCGCGCATGATTTCACGAACCTGGCCAACATCTTCAGGCTGCATAAACATCAGCATGTGCCAGTGTGGCGTGCCGTCGTGGTGAGGCTCGGCAACCCTGATCCCGAAAATGCGTAAATCTTCGCGGTGGAGTTTCGCGCGAATCTTTGACCATACCGACCTCAGATAACCTTGCGTCTCGGCCGGGCTAGCGCCATTCCATTTCCGATTACGATGGCCGTGTTTGTTGGTCGCATGAAATTTTGACGGGGCTGTTATGGTGTAGAACTCGCCAACGTAGCCCAGATCGTTACAAATATTCTCGAAGCCGCGGATGCGCACCATCAATTCACTACGGCGGATCGCGGGATTCGCAACGCTGCCATCATATTTATCGATCAGGCTTATACGGTTGCCGGCTTCGTCTTCGAGCTCCATCCCCTTTAAAAACTCGCGGGTGCGGCGCTTCTGCTCGCGCCACTCAGTGATTGCCGTTTTGCTGGCGTATGGGTTGGTTTTTTTGCTGACGTTGGCCAGCGCAATATTCAAGTGCTCGCGCCATTCTGCAGAGGTGCGGCGCAGACGGTTGAGCCACCATTGCGGCGACAACATCCGGGATACGGCAGGGCCGGCATCTTCGTCGCTGAAAAAGCGTTTATTCAGCTTTTCCCAAAGCGGCGGCAGTTGGCGAAAGTCGCGAGTGATGATCCCGGCACGGCGGTATAGCAACCACATTGCCTTCAAATCACTGCAGCTGGAACATTGCTCTGCAACTAGCCCCAACTCCTGCGCGATAAATGCGGCGATATCCTCGGCCAGCGCCTCAACATCACTTCGGGACATATCCGCAAGGTGATTAAACCGCGCCATATACCTGGCGTTGTCCGCCGTCATTTTTGATATCCGGTATTGCTTATTGACCAGTTCCAAGCGTGGTAATGCGCGCTTAACAAAATTCAGCGTCAAGTACGCATGGGCTCGCTGGATCCCCTGAGATTGCTCAAGTTTGAAGAAGTGGGAGTTAACCTGGCGCTTTACCAGGCCAGGTTGGCTGTTCAGGTGTTCAAAGGCGGCGGCGAGATCGGCATTAATGCGATCCCGCTTTTTCTGTTCTTCCGCACTGACGAATGGTGAGCCTACGCCTTTTCGCGGTGCGTTCCATGAATACGCCCATTCAAAAGCAGGCTCGCCGCTGCCTGGATAGGGCTGCGGCGGAGTAGGGGCTTGGCGGCCACTAGAATTTTTAGCCATGCGCGGTGGCCTGATACTTTATCAACGCTGTAAAATTATCCATAATCATGCCGTTACACAAGCATGCAAAAGGAATGAATAAAATGCTTAATGACGTAGAAAAGCTGAGCGTTGAAGAGGTAGATGCAAAGCTGAAAACTTTGGAGTTAGTCGTTGCTGCGCAAGGTGCAATGATTACTGCGTTATTGAAAGAATTTACGTCAAAATCCCCATCCTCATTAGCAGTAATAACAGATATTGTGCGAACCGAAATTGCTCGTTTTACTGAGCCTGAAAGTGATGAGCGGGCAGTGGTCCACCAATCTGCTAAGAAGGTGTTTGATAGCGCATTTGAAACTTCGCAAACTCTTAATTTGATCAAAGCTTCTTCCTCACACTGATTGTTTCACCCGGGCCGATCATCTTCGTAATCTCTACGAGGTTTTCAGCTCGGTACTGCTTACCGTTTTGCATCATCACGAAATGCTGGCCCTCATTAGTTGTTGAGGGGTGGAAGTAAGCGACGTCTTTATGTGAAATAACGTATTCACGGCCATTACAACTGAATGTAAAAACGCTACTAGGCTTGATTGTTGTTACATTGTTCACGCCGTAATCCCTCCCATCGTTGCGATGATTTCGCCAACACGCCCACGCCCATCACCTTTGCAGCTCACAGAACGCGGGGCGGTGATGTGGTGGATCTCAAACTCGCCATAACACTGCAGCGCTTCGGCGACATCGCTGTTTGAGGCCACAACGTGACAACCGCGCGCGGCGGCGGCACGCAGCGAGTACATCAGGTTGTACTGATGCAGCTCGCCAAAGCCTTCAGTGTGGTAATCGGTAAAGCCGGTGGTCTTCGTCTTCGGCATGTATGGCGGATCGCAGTAAATGACATCGCCGGGCGCTGCCATTTCAATGCTTTCGGTGAAATCGCAGCACAGGACAACGGCGTTATTCGCTTTCTCGGCGAAGGCGCGGATCTCTTTCTCTGGGAAGTAAGGTGCATCCACCTTGCCGAATGGAATATTGAATTCCCCGCGGCGGTTGTAACGGCACATGCCGTTGTAGCCGTGGCGGTTCAAGTAGAGGAACTTCGCCGCGCGCATGATATTGCTAACTTCGATGCGGAGGTTGAAGCTGGCACGGACCGCTAAATATCCTTCCTGGCCCTTGTGATTGGCAAACATCAACTGGCCAAGCGCGATCAATTCTTCAGGGTACTCTTTGGCCACGTTGTGGAAGTTGATCAGGTCGCCATTGATGTCGGCCAGCAGATAGGAATCGAAGTCGGTGTTCAGGAAAACGGTAGCGGAACCCACAAACGGCTCCACCAGGCGGCGGCCTGGTGCGGTTGGTAGATGTTGGCGCAGGGTGTCCATAATGCGGCGCTTGCCGCCTACCCATTTCAACGCGGAATTCAGCATAACTACCCCCGGTAGTGGCGTGATTTTGTTTCGTGAAGTTCCTGGCAACTGGCGCAGCGGGCTGTACCAGGAACGGCAAGGCGGCGCGCCTCTGGGATCTGCGCGTCGCACTCTTCACAGAGAAAGGCGGAAGGGGCGGCCGGTTTCCGGCGCGCCTGTTCGATTTGAGCGTCCAGGATCAGCTGCTGGCGTTCCTGTTCGATGTCCATTGCGTCGGCCATTAGTGCAGCTCCATCGCCTGGTTTTGGATGAATTCGGCTTCGTGGCGCAGCAGCTCCACGGCATCGCGCAGGCTCAAATCCTTGGCGATGATGGAGTTGGCCAGATTTTCCAGCTTGGTGGACATCACAGCGGCCTGGTTCTTACGTTCATCCATGCGGGCGCGCTTCAGCATTTCTTCCAACTGGTAGGCGGTCTGATGCACAACGGAAACATCGTTGCCGGCGGCTGGATCGATCCCGATGGTGATAGGCAGTTTTTGCATATTTCTCATGGTGGTTTTCCTTTCTTCAGGTAATAAAAAGCCCGGCGGGTTTACGCCAATTAATTTCTGGTCAGGTTAAAAAGTTATTTCTCTCGGCATGCTTAAATGCTTCGGGAATAAACTCACGACTGCGCGGAATTTATTCATTGCATCGACCAATGCTTTTTTCTCCTCACTCGTCAGTTCATTGAAATCCAGCCCGTGGCGCTCTTTCTTGATACCGGCCAAAAAGAAAATGGCGCTCAGAGCCCGGATGTTGTCCTTGTTTCGTGGATCGCTTTCGTCGCGCACGTCTGCCAAAAATCGATTTATTTCAGCGGTGCTGTCGCACTTGAAAACATCCCGGCGCAATTCGGCGATGTGCTGTAAACCGTCGGCCCGCTGGCCCGGCGTCAGCGGCACAGCGCGCGCAGTTTCAGTAAAAGCCATATCATGATTTACTCGTGATTGCTTTGTGACCAGCTTCATAAAGACACTCAGCCAGTACATCTGCCAACACAGATGTATCAGCATTGGCCAGAATTTTGCGCCACTGGACCTTCGCTCTTACACTGTCCATGCACAACCCAAGTTGCATCTCAACGGTCATGCGGAATAACCTATACAAAGCGTCGTATTCATCTTTTTTTTCAGCAAGAGTAGGTGTGGTCATGTCCAAAAGCTCCAATATTGATTTTTTTAATGAAATAACGGGTAAAACATTGGCTTTTCTCTATGAGAATTTCCCACTTGAAAAGACCATTCTTGTAAAAAACCTTATTGATGATGCCTCCATTGATGTGACGCTGGAAAACGGTGTCACAGTGCCAAGCAAAGAATGTGAAATCGCATTTGCAACAATAAAATGGCTTATCGAAGCCGGATATATTTCTGCTAAAGGTCATCCATATGCTTCGTTTAGCGATGCTGTACTTACAGCAAAAGGCCTGGAGTTACTGAAACTGATGCCTGATTCATTGACGGAATCCTTCGGTGACACTCTTTTGGCGGCGAGTAAAGGAGCAGTGACTGAAGGCACTAAAGACGTCATTGGGCAAGTCACTTCCAAAGCACTAACCGCAGGCTTAAGTATCTTGTGGCAAGGCATTTCAACGCTTGGATCCTAAAAAATGCAAATACCTCTGATTTACGGCTCGCGACCTTTTCCTCTTGTTTTATCTGTAGTCGGTACTGCACTGGGTGCCAGCGTTGACCGTTCTTAAGTTCTAACCAACCGTGGCCGAAGTGGCGGAATTGACTTTGCTGCTTGAGCAGGGGAGCAATAGAAATTGGCATCATGTTCACCTCAGCTCATGCCCAGTGAAGCGCCAATGGCGGTGATGGCATCAACGGTAGAAGCCATTGTCGGGTTGGCATGGATGCGGGACTGAATGGCGAGGCCTGCCAGCGTCATGTAACGAATGCCGGCATTGACGCTTTCGCGTATCGCACCTCGGCGCGCGGCGGTCATGGCGCCATCTGCAACTGCCTCGGCAGCGACCTTGCCGATTTCTGAGGTGGCATTCAGCACATACGCTGCGACCTTGCCGCTGGAGAGTTCATTGATCGGCACGCAGGGCTGGCAGTGCAACTGCGCCAGCATCCCATCAACCAGCGTTGGATCTTCGGTTAGGTCGGTCAGCGTCAGCAATTCCTCAACCGTCAGGCGGTGAGGCTGGTCAGGATTCAGCTTATTGCGCAGTACCTGCGCCGACATGCCAGCATCAGCACTCAACTGCTTGATGTTGTGCTTTGTCGCGAATCGGCGACAAGCTTCTTCGTAGTGCGCCTGTTTAGAGACTTGATAATCAAACATGGTTTAACCCTTCAAAATTCGAATAATCGAATTAACCGCGGATGTAGCAGCATTTGATCGCAACCTGGCGGTTTTTCTCGCGCCACGCTTCGAGGTTGATCAGGGCGTTACCGTGCTTGGTCATCGTGACCTCTTCGATCTCGCCGGTCTTCCGGTTCTTTCGGTTTTGCTTCACGGTAGTTGTAGGGGTTGGCGCCAGCAGCACAACGCCGTTGGCGATCCATTTCTCCAGCACGGATGCGCTGATACCGTTAACAGCAATGAAGTCTTCTTTGGACATGGTCGGGGAGGTGTGCATAGCAACTGCGCGCTGCACTGCTTCCAGAATGGCGCCGCTCAGACCAGGCAGAAACATGTTTGCAATCTGCGCAGGTGAAAAAGGCGCGACGGGTACGGCCTGGGGGTTTGCAATATCATGAGACATAAAGCAATATCTCCGGTTAGTGGTTTGTGTTCTACGGTGTTACATGTGGTGTGATAATACTGTAGATCGCTTTTTTATTACTGTAAACAGAAAAGTGATTACCCATGGTAAAGAATAAGAGTCTTGAAGGTGCTATCGCGAGTGAGGTTCTTGAAAGAATCCTGTCGTCATATGGCTTTAAGATGCAAAAAGAGCTTAGCGACAAGCTTGGTATTGCAAAAAGCAACGTTGGGAGTTGGCTGCAACGCGGGCAGGTCCCTGGGAATGTTATTGTGCAATGCGCTCTTGATACTGGGGCCGATGTTGAATGGTTAATTACTGGAAGGTTTGCAAATTCGAATTTTGAAGTTGGAAAATCATTGGTTTCAGGAAAGGCACTTTATGAACAGATTCAAGCATCTGGCGGGAAGCCGGTTCTCCGCAGAATGTTGGATGCATATGGGTTCCGCACACAGAAAGAACTCGGCGATTTTCTGGACATTTCCACGGCAACGATCAGTACTTGGGTTCGACGTGAATACTTCCCTGGTGATGCAGTGGTTACTTGTGCTTTAGATACTGGCGTTTCATTACTTTGGTTATCAACGGGTCAGGGGAGCCCAGGAAACCCTGATTCAGTTTCATACGAAACGACATTCTTAACTCTTAACCGCTGGTCTATATCTTCGGGAGCATTAAATAAAGACGGTTCGTGGATTTGTGATCCAACTTTTGTCTCATCTTCGGACAAAAATATTGGATATGTTGAGAAAGACTCGTCAGCATGGTTAGTTGATTTTGATAGTAATATGCTGGGAAATGGAATGTGGCTTTTAAACATAGATGGTGTACATGATATTTATTCCATTGCGCGCATCCCCGGCAATAGAGTTAAGGTCTCTGATCTATCCGCAAGCTTTGAGTGCTCTGTTGATGATGTTGTTTGTGTAGGTAAAATAATCAAAAAAATAGCGAACATGTAAAATGAAAGACTTATTTCAAATGTTTTTCTTACTGGTTCCACTGGTTTCAATATATGTGTTTTATAAATGTTTTGGGAATTTTTTACTTAAATTTATAGAGATTGTAATAATAAGCACTCTATCATTCTTGTGCATTGGTGTAGTGGGTTCCGGGGATTCGCTTATTGCTTTATTTATATTGGTTTGCATCTCTTTTTACATGGCGCGTAGATTATATACATCGCGTAAGTCTTTAACTATAGATAAAAATGAATCAGTCCCAGCTTTAAAAAAAATTGATTACGAAACTCGAATTAAAGAAAATATTAAAAGCACTAAGTCGATTGAAAATAGACAATTCGATAAAGCTATAAAAGAAACCGTTAGTTTTAAAAATAAGTATGTAGACGATAGAAAAAAAATAAACATCAGCAATGATAGAAAAATAGGGAAAAAAAATCCTGCTGGATTTAGCATTAGTAATGACTGCAGATACGTAGCATTCGATTATGAAGATAGTAGAGGTGAAAATTCGTATCGCGAAGTAGATGTTAGATCTTTCGATGGGGTGTATATAAAGGCCTACTGCCATAGGGCGGGAGCTATGAGGACCTTCAGGGTTGATAGAATACAGAATGGTTTGATTCTAAGAAATACAGGGGAATCGCTCTCTATTAAAGAATGGGTGACTTTTTTAAATAAATAA